TTCGGGAAGAAGACTTCGCAGATGTTCTTCAGGATAGGCAAATCACCTTTACGTACCGGCACGCCGAATATCTTAGGTTGATAGTCTTTCTTCTTGCTGACTTCGTCGATGACTTTATAGACTTCATCAGCCAGAGGGAATGACCAAATAGCCACACGAGAGAATGAAGTACCATCAATCGTGAAGCCTTTACGCAAAGACAGCGTTGCTACCGTATTGTTCTTAGAACGAGACTTACCTAGTGCGATAATAATCTTAAAGAAGGAGTCTTGGAACTTCTGGTCTGTCTTACCGAAACGAGAGATAATATCACGCTGGGCAGGAGTCAGTTCAGTGTGGTTAATGCTACCAGATGAAATCTTTACTAATTCATTCATCAGGTAAGCCAATGACGTACCATAACGGCGATTCAACTCTTTACGAATGAAACTCAAGAGTTTGGATTCGCCACGCATCAGGTTTTCTTGCATCGGGTGGAATACCACGAAACGCAAGACATCAGGAGAAGTCAGGTTAGCCCGAGTAGGCAGCACCACAATACGGCTTTCACCTTCAATATCAATCGATACGGGGAAGGTTTTATCGTTTACTTCCTTACGTACTCGTCCTTCTTCGTCCACGAGATACCCACAGGTATTCAGGACATGTTGATACACTTCCAACATATTCATTCGCTACGCTCCTTCATGTTTGCAAAATTCATTCTTTGGTTTCCTTTACTTAGTATTTGTTCCTAGTGTTACTGGTGTAATCACGAAACTCTGGTTGAGGTTGACCGTAATTCATCTGGGTATTGACGTTGGTAAACGGATGTCCCATGGGGTTAGCCTGAGCACTACTACCCATTTTACCCTCTACTACGTCTTCTACCGAGTGAATCAATTCCCCAATATCACGGCTGTTATTGCGATAACGATCGCTATTAACAGTCAGCATCGGGGAGATACTAGAGTCACTGAATGAGGGGAATACGTATAATTCTTTAATCCCATTACCGATTTGGATTTCAATAACGATATCGGTATTTAAGTCGCATTTCACGTGAATGAAATAAGGTAACTCGTTATTCTGCGACAGGATAGGGCCCAATTCGTCACTAATCACTTTCTCGGTAGAGAACTGCAAACCAGAGAAGTTCAGGTTACTAACAAAACCCCTCATGTCCGAAACCACAGTCTCAGGCTGGTACCCAGTCAAGGCGGTACCCATGGTATTGGTCGAACTAAACTCGAGATAAGAGAGCGATGACTTAGTCATCAGGTTCGTTACCATGGAAGAAACCACAATCGCCATGGTCGTCTCAATGGTCGGTGACAACCAAGGAGCAGAATACTGAGTGGTTTGGTAATGTTCATCACTGACTTCAGCACGATAATCAATGGTTGGGTCTAACTGCAACAACCACTTCCAGTCGAAGGTAGAAGTCCTTCTACTCTGCACATTCGTTAAGGCAGAGAGGAAAGCAGAGTGATGGGTAGAAGGGTCAGCCATGCTACCACGGATTTGATTGGCTACGGATTCACCGCTATAACCCGAGGTATTGTTGTTAAACATCGTGGCAACGAATGCACCCTCTACAATTTTAGACAGCATCTGGGTAGGTGAATTGTAATTACGAGACACCAGAGAAGGTACTTGAGAGACTCTTCTATCATCCGTACCGATAATCGTATTCTCCGGAATATCGGTTGTCCCATCAATTCCCGATGCGTAAGTAGAACGCAATAGGTTCTGGGGAGTCATCTTCCAGGGACTACTGTTATTGTAAGCACCTGCACCAATACCACCACCAAACACAGAGAAGGAATCCTGCACTACAGGGATATAGACATTGTTTACCTGACGAGTACCCATCTTAGTAATGGAATTGACGTAGAATACGGTATCAGGAGCTAGTTTGATATCTCGCCCCATAATCGCAGCATCACGTCTATCGGTATAACCAGTTACCATTTCTCTACCAATGATACCATTAGCAGAAGTGGTGATGATCATGATAAACACGTAACGGTCTTCATTCCACCCGTTTGGAATGGTAACATCGATAGGGCGACCTTGATTGGTCTCCGGTCTATCAGCCGGAATAATAAATTCATTGCAGGTAGAAGCAATGTAATTAGTCGGTACTTTACCATTAAACTGGTCTACCATGGTCACCAGCTTATCCTGTACGGTACCATTCATTCTGGTAACGAATGGACGCAGGTATTGGTTCTGGTAACCATTGACACGAATCAGTCGCAATGATTCGATCTGGAAAGTGACCCTAGAACCCAATGGCGTACCGTAGGTATTTTGTGGTCCAAAATGATCCATTTAATCGTTTACTCCTAAAGGTGATTTAATGTTTTTAGAATGCTTCTACGGGTACTAACTTCTGGCGGTTAGCAATATCGAGCATCAGTTCAGCTATTCGCACTCGAATATCGGACTGCGTAATCAGTCGATTGTCTTTATTAACAATCTTACCTGAATTAGCCCATTTACTCGGTAGAGTCAGGTACCAGTTAAAAGGAGAAATCCCTTTTTCGAATAACTCGATACAGCCTAATGCCGTCATGTTTCGCTTCTCGGATTTAGTCGTGCCACCTAAGCAATAGGTTTTGTTGAGTCGGTTAGACAAGTGAGAATCGATGTTTCTTCGATAAGTCGGTGCGATAAAGAAGTCATCGCTATTGGTATTAATGGCAATAGCAGAGACTAGAGCAGCGAATTCGTAATAGCCACGATGCCACAGAATCGCTGAAGTCAATCCCAACAAATCGATGACGGTTTCTAAATCCAAGTAATCGTAAATCACTGGGTTAATTGCTTCGTCCAGTACCCATTTCACGATGTTCAACTGAATCTCCTGAATCGGTTTCATGTACTCCCGAATACCGGAGAGATTATCAATATTGAAGTTCACCCGAATCGCATCAATTGCTTCCCAATACAACTCTTTCGGTAACTCAGGCTCGACGATTTGGATAATCCTATCGTGGTCCTTAGCAGCAAACTCTAAAAACACTTTGTCGTCTGTAGAGATTTTACTGCGTGAGAAACCTACGTCGTATACGGATTGGGAATTGGAATCCGAATTGGTTTTCTTGTCTTCTACCGGATTCTTTTTAAACTTAACAGAATCGGTATTACTACCATAGCTTCGAGCGACTTGTTTTATCTTCGTCTGGAAGTAGTAGTAAATGTTAATAATCAGGCGATAGGTATTGTCACTACCAGATACATCACCTAGAGATAGTCTACGCAGGATAATGATGGCCAACATGTAGTTATAGAAGTCATCCTCCGACAAACCAGACATGAGCACCGTATTGGTGTCTACCTGTACTTTGGCATTAATCATGAACTCACGCAAGCGATTCTCTGCTACACAGCCATCTAAACAGGTTTTATGCAAAATCTCCTTAGCGTAGATTTCTTTATAGTCTTTGCCGTATTGGCTATAGAGTCTACTGTCGATATCACCCCAAATCGGTGCGACAAATCGTAAGGCAATAGAATAAACTACTAAACCTAAGTAATCCGAGTACACGTAAGTCGTTTCACGGGGATTCTTACGGGTATTCTCGTAACTGGTAGTCGGTTTAGTAGGCACGTTACAAGGAGAGGTAGGGAGTTTTACCCAACTCTCGATTTCGTCTAGATTGACATTAGAATATAGCTGGACAGCTGCTTCATTGAGCTTCGATAACATGACTTCTACATCGTTTTCTTCGTCGATGATGTTACGAATTCTCTTGTAGTGCTGATAGACATTCTCCTGCCATTGTCTGGGTTTAGTCTTCAACCATTCGTTGAATTCGTGAAACGGAGAGATATTGTTACCCTGCTCGGTACGATGTTTATTACGTTTGTAATAGTTCATCGAGAATCGAACGTTTTCATTACCATAGGTAACAAAGACATTGGTTCTAGCGGCATCCATCTCGAAACTTAGTTGACTCATTTCTAGATTCCTTAAGGATAGTTGGAAAAATAGCAATGAATAGAGGAGAGAATAAATCAATCCCCATGACCATAACCGATATAGCCAAAGTGATTGTCGGTTTATTTATACTCTATCTACCCACTACCAAATTGATAATATAGTGTTATATTGCGATTGAATACACCTACATTGAGTGGCTGTATATATTAGTACTACACATTAGAATTATTCCTAAGAGATGATATAATAAGGAAGAATATAGATTACTCTCTAGCCTAGACGATTCTAGGCTAGAGAGGATACACTTGAGATTACATAAAGAAGTCGTCGTCACTATCACTGCTATCAGGGGCTGTGGCGGGCTGACTGTTACCAGATTGATTAGATTGATTGTTGTTGGATTGATTAGAGCGGTTGTAGTTGTTAGACTTACCGTCTTTGCCTTCATTGGCTTCTTTGTCTACGTACTCTTGAGTCAATACGTTAGCAATAATCAGCTTAGCGTTATTGACAAAAGACACCATTACACGGCGGGAAGCTTCCTCACGAGGCAATGGGTCTTGAGAGTTGACATCGTAGAGAACGATATCACGGTCCAGTTCGAAGTTAAACTTCACTTTACCGTGAGTGTTGTTAATAGCCGTAATGTAGTAGATACCTTTATCATCACGACCGACGATTACTTTACCCAATTCACGGCGTTCTGCTTTAGACATGCTTTGGGTTTTGATGTAACCGTGGATAGCAGCAGAGGAGGAAATCTTCTTACCTTCCAGAGGAATATCTTGCATGGAGAGCAAAGTATCCAAGATAGTCAGGAAGGAAACCAATTGACCATCTTTAAAATCGAACTTAATGCGGGATTGACGTTTTTGTTTATCTTCATTCAAGCCAGTGTACACAGTAAGGTGCAGGATATTACCGGTAATGTAGAGATTGAAGGAAGCGGCGGTACCTTCTTCATTTTTACCCCACAGTGACATTACACGAGTGTGAGTGATGTTATTGCGATACTTAGGGGCAAATTGTTGTTGTGCCATGTTAAAACTCCAATTGAGATACAAAACAGAAAGGATTCCGCTCTCCTACCAGGTAGTAGGTAGAGCATTCTCCTTATTCAGAAATACTCGAAAATTGTAGATTCTTTGGTTTATTTTGCTATCCGGTACTAGTAAACTCTACTAAAATCGATTCTAGCCTATCTAGAATCGCTCTAGATTGCGATTAGACCTATTGGATAAGGGTTTGTATATCTTTTAGTATAAATCGAATCTAAGAGCAAAATAGAAGGTTTTCTACATACCAGAAATACAAGCTAATAAACGCTCTCTAATCTCGTGATTCTTAATCGTCTTTAAGTTCTCACGAATCTTGGTAGCAGTGGTAATGCTACTCCAGTTGTATTCAGTCGCTAAATCCACCAAAGTTCTTCTAAAGGCAGGTACCTTACACCTAAATAAAGTACTGTCCCCTAGAATAGTCAATAGGTCTAGTCGAAACGGCATTTCAGGTAGTTTGTTACCATTGTAGTACTTGGTGTACCACATATCCCTACCTTTTACATGTCCCGTATGGGATTCTAATAGCAATAAACGATTGAAGTTACGGAAAGCCACTAAGTCGTAGGTATAATGAGACAACATCAATACCTTACGATTATCCATCTTCGTAATCTTGTTCTTGAAGATGTGGATGTTTTCATTGCTTAGTTGCTTACTATCCGTTATCCCTTCGTTATACTGCTTGAGTAATAAACTCAAGGAATTGGTCATTCGGTTGGTAAAGGTCTTCTGTAAAGAGGTATTATCCAATCTTAGTAATACTTCGTTATTAATGGATTCTAATCCCTGATAGTTAGGGAGATAGAATAAGTAATCCAATCCTTGGCACTCGTTTCGACAGATATCTTTAATTAACTCTATTTCAGAGACCAGAGCTAAGTATAAATCCTTATCACTGGTTCGGTCTACGTCTTCTCTTTTCATGGAATAGTAGAGATTACGGTAAAGAGTCTTGACATTAATGTAGATACACTTATTCTCTAAATAAATAGGTTTCTCGTGCTTAATCTCTTCGTGGATATTGAGTAGCGATTCAAATGCCAACGAAGTAGCAATAGAGAGAGGAATCTGTCCTCTCTCTCGTTCATTGACAAGGCGGTTCACGGTCATCCTTTAAATGATTTGGCTTAAATACTTAGGTAGCTGTTTCACTACAACTGCCTCGGTATTGAGCTGATTGAGCTTATTAACAATCAATTCTTCAATATTCTTGTTATTGATTATCAATGGAACGTATTCGTTTTCAGTAGAGAATACATCTTTATCCTCAGCGATAACTGTCTTGTCTACCTTAACGTTTAAGGAAAACATAAACTGGACATAGCTTGTCTTTAGAGACATGAATGTCTTATCGCTGGCTAGAGGATGGTTTTTCTCACAGACGATACGAATACGACTACCACTAGGTAGATTCTCAATGTTTCTCTTTATCTTCTCTAAAGAAGTCTCTAAATCCAATCCGGTAACAATCACGGTCTTGTAGATGGTGGCTTCTTTATTCTCAATAAACTTAGCCCTAAAGTCACCACTAGGTTGTACTAATATCTCTACAAACCCTTTGGCTTCTTCTTCACCGTGTTTCAATCTAGAGAAGCTACCAGGAGCAATGATTTGTTTATTGGTAGAATGCGTGTGGATGTGCCCAATGACAATGGGTCCTTTTACTACTGAAAAATAATCACTCTCATTGTGCTTGTGTTCAGGAGCGATTTCCGGTATTTGGTATTGAAAACACCCATGCATTAAGGCTAAGTCTACTTTCTCTAATTGCTCTTCTTTCAATAACTCCTGTACTCTTTTAAACGTATCCTCAGGTTTAGAGCGGGGTCTATCCGGAATAAAGAGTACATGAATATCGAATTTAGAGACATACCGAATACTGATGTCATCAGCAAAGACAATATCAGCATGAATACCAGTGGTTTCATTCAAGTGTAGAAACCACTGGATTTGGTTAGCATCATGCAAAGGGGTACCATCGACAATGAGTAAAGTAATATCGTGTTTCTTTACCCATTCTAGAATATAGATAATGGCTTCTTTAGTAATGTAGACATCCGGATGGTTATTGGGCATGAGTTTATCCCAAAAGTCACCATCCAGCATCATGATGTCAATAGAAGAAGCCCATTTGTTGTAAGGAAAACAATGTTTGATTTCCTCGAATATCTTCTCACTGAAAGTGGTGGAATGACACATGTGTACATCACCCCAAGCCACTATCTTTAATGGTCTAATCATTCTGTGTTATCCAGACTATTCATCTTCATCAAAAGTGAATTCCACATTCGTCGTATTTACGAACGTTTTTTCTTCTGGTTTGGTGACTTCCTCACCACCCAATACTTTACGGTAGTTGTCTGGATTCAAGATACCCATTTTATCAAAGAAGGCGGTCCATTTGGCTCGGTGTTCATCCATTACCTTATTGTCTACACGAGAGGAGAGCATATCCAAGAAATTGATTCTCTCACGTTCAGCGGCTTCTTTATAGGTACGGGAATACTGATCTAAGCGATCCATGGTATTACCCAGTGTTTCACTGCCTTCTAGTGGGTCTTTATCTTCATTGGTTAAAACAAAGAATTCACTGGGTACTAAAGAAGGTACTTGAGCGACAATGGTGCCGGTACTGTCGATTAGGTCTACTGGCATGAATACACTACCAGCAAAGTCTATCCAATCGTTCATGTTGTATTTAGCATCATCTTCTTGAAAACCACAATGTAGGGCTAAGAAATGCTCAATATACTCGTGTACCGGCATTTGGGGAGGATGAGCTAGTTGTTCTGCTCTCATCTCCTTAATGGTTTCAATATGGGGCTTTACCCATTCATTCAGTCTTTCAAAAGCCGTTTTAGGGGCTTCGGTAGATTCTAATTTGTCTTGTTCTAGTAGATTGATTTCAGCCATTTGTATTATTCCTCATTAGCGACTAGAGAATTTATCCAATACGTACTTGAATACCCCGCCGTCGTAGACAATAGGTTTATCCATTCTTAGATAATCGGTATTATCTAGAACTTCTACAGTGAGACGTAGACCTACTGCTGATTCCGTTAACTCATTAATCGCTTTCTCTTCGTTATTGAGTGTAACGGGTATCACCTCTACACTGCATTCTGGGAAGTACTGACCAATGGCTTCGGTTAAGTAAGTCTTAATCGCACTGGCTAAACGCTCTACATCCCCTACGTTTTCCTGAGTCAGTACTTGATAAGTTAAGAACTGACGGTAGTAAAGAGTAGATTGAGAACCATCACTCGTGAAGAAGTTAGCGAGAATCCTATCTAATTTCTCCCTACCATTATTGGTTACCCAACCCACGCTATCCAGTGTCGGTACGATTTTTTCGTTTCTATCGAAGTTATTCTGCTGCATTTAGTCACCTCAGTGTAAAAAATAATCTATCAAAAGAGTAAGACTACCCGTACCTAATCGAGTACGGGTAGTCTCTTTATTCTCTCTTACAGATAAGCACCAGATATACTGGTTGGGTCTATCTCCTCATTATCGCCATTGATTAGATTATACAATCTATTCCAGTTATAGCGAATCATGAGTTTCTCATTGGTTTGCAATTCTCTTTCATTATCCAAATCTTCGTTCATGTAGATACGGAATACTTCCTCTCCACCGGTATCTTCCCCTTCATCGCCATAGAGCAATACCCCACTCATGACAGACTGATAAAGCGGATTTCTCTCACCTGGTAGATTCGGATACCTATCTTCACAATACCAACCCTCTAATCTACCTGCTCTTACCTCTTGGTTAATATAAGGCATAGCACACAAGTAAGATTGATTTAATGGATTAGCATATCGGAATTCATCTACCGTATACAGGGGACGGATACTGTCCTCGAAGATACTACCGGCAAATTCCAAACTATTCTTCGCTATGTTAATGGCTCTTAATGCCCCAGTATCAAAACGGTGTTGTACCGCTTGCTGGAATTCAAATGCACTTTCACCATAGCGTTCAGTTAAGGAATTGATGCGGTTTTGGATGTAATTGATGGACTCATTAGACATGACGCCATACATGGCTGTTCTCATGTTGTCTCGTCCACCTGAGATTAATATAGCCATGTAATCTCCTTATTCAATCGCATTACACAGCAAACTGAACCATAAACGCTTGATCGTCTTGAGTGGCCGTCTCTTCATGAGTCGCCATTACAGCTAAAGACAATACCGTCGGTTTAGGTAGGTTCATTACCCCGTCTGCCATATAAGGATTAATTAGATTACCCACAGAGAAACAAGCATCGAACATACGTAGACTTCTGGAAGTACGGTTATCCAATGGGTACATAAAAGTCTCGACGTCACCATCATAGTCGCCATTATAGAGCGGCGCGATGGCACCAGAAGTCGATGCTGATAAGTCACGGGTATCAATCTTAACATCAGTTAATCTCAATAGTACCGTAGAACCATGTTTCAGTGTAGGGGGTCGGTTAATCAGGATAGGTATACCAGGCTTACCGTTAGGTGCAGTTGACTCTTTAATCAATTCCAACATAATCACATGAATTTTCGGGTGATATACCCGTCGGTAGTCGGACATGATTTTAATGATTCGGTCAGCCGGTAACTTGTGCTTGTGATAAAGCTTAGCTTTAATGTGCGGTGCAAACATGGACATGAAACCAAACCATGGGAAGATAACCTCATCATGGTCGTGTGGTCTCGTAATGGCTGTCACCACAAATCGTGCAGTAAAGTTAGAACGAGTAGCAATCAAGTGCTTACGGATTACACCTGGTTTTCTACCCAATACGTTCGGATTGACTTCTCTATCGTAATACTCACCCATGAAGGTTAGGAAACGAGAAGCTCTCGCTAGTTTAGTACGAGTCGTTAATGAAGAACGTGAATTCTCCACATTGTCAATCCCTACCATCAATCGCACGGCTTTCAATAGCATCGGTGTAGAGTTATCAATGTATTTCTTACCATTCGATGCCTCTACAATCGTCAGTGCTCTATTCGGTATCTGCAGATACTGCATCCAAACCTTATCTTTATTCTCTCTAAAGAGATTCAACAACTCAATACCTTTTTCCTTATAATTGGTATTGAATTCAGAACGTGTTAACAGAAACTCTAAATAACGGTCGAAGTTATCGTAGAAGTGCTGATAGCTTCTTACGTTTAAATTGGCTTCATCTAGAGAAGCCAGTGCTCGGATAACTGGCTGAGTCATTTTCGTCATTTTGGGACGATAATCAGGGTCAGTTAGCCACTGCAATAGATTAAACCGATAATTAGAGCGAGTGAGATAGTGCTGCAACTGATGCCACATCTTCACGTTCATTAAAGCAGGTACACCTTGCGGACTACGCACCCAAATCTTGTTATCCAAGTGATCGGATACAATGTCTTCTACTACGGTATCGCAGTGAGAACACCGAACACCTTTATAGATACGCATAGACACCGCACCACAACTACACCTGGGTACATTATCGAATTGTTCACCTACTTGGAGCATGAGTAAATCATTCACCGCATCCTTATCACGACTACTGCGGTTAGGTAGGTCGTTAATGATGATTTTAGCAGAAGCGGTATTGTAAAATATCTGGTCACTATTGACGTATTCTAGATGGATTCCCATTATGCAATTTGCTCCTAAATTTACTAAACATTTATCTCCTAGACTATCTGTCTTTAAACTGGGTAAAAACAAATAATCAAACTAGTGGATTGCCTTATAATAAAAATCAAAGGCAAATGAGAAAATAGTCCCCTACCCCTACTGAAGGAGCAGGAGACTATTTCATTCATCGTTTAGTAACGGCCAGACCCTTGACCACCGAAGCCGAAGAAACCAGAGAAGTTACTTTGGCGTTGGGTGCCTTGAGTCATGATAGAGCGACCGAGGTTATCCAACATGCTGTTGTTAATGTAGTTAGCATAGTAGAACTGACCAGTCGGTTGAGTGATATTGCGGTTAACCAATACCATACCGGCGGCAGCGATTGCTTCGTACAGAGCATGGATGTAGATATCTTCGAAGTCTACGCGCAAGCCATAACCATTGATTTTGGCGTGAGCGGCTACTTGGCGTACGATTTCTTGCTGGATACCAATGCGTTGTTCAGGTTTCAGGTTTTCTTCTACCTGAGCCATGGTCCAGTCGCGCACCAATTCCATTTGTTCCGGACGACCATTCACCAGATTCAACAGGAAGCGACGGTCGAAGTCTTGGATGGAACGAGTAGTATTGGTTACGGAGTTGTGGTACTGACCCATCAGGGTTACACGACGGTCCAGAGTACGGCATACGCGGCCACTACCACCCATACGACGGTAGATTTCCAGGAACTTGCCATCGCACAGACGGTCGGTGTGAGCCAACAGAATGTGGTTAGCAGAACCCACTTTCAGTACGTCTTCTTCTTTTTCGTAAGCAGCACGCAGGAAAGGTTCGTATTTCCATTGACCTGCAGAAGCTTCAGCTACTTCCAGAGAGAAGGAGAAGCGAGGAGTGAAGTATTCCTGGATGTAATCATTCCACTGCTGAGCATTGAACTCAGGAGAATCTACCGGCAGCGGAGCGAATTCTTGCAGACGCAATGCAGCAGAGATTTCGTAACCCAAACCAGCTACGCTGTGGATATTGGTTTGCGGAGGTTGGTTAGAAGGATTCAGGCCTTCGCATACCCACCAGTATTTATCCCAAGAGGCAGCCACACCGCAAGCCAGAGACCAAACCATATTACCAATAGACTGGTAACGAGTGGGGTTCAGTGAGGTAAACACGATGTTAGTAGCGTACATCTGTTTGCTGGGTTTACCCTGTTGGTCTTGATACTGGATACGGTCCCAAGGAGAAGTGGTGCTTGACCAGGGAGAACCGTTTACAGCATTCTGCGGAGAAACCATCAACACGTCGATAAAGCCGGTAATAGAAGTGACTTCTTTAGAGGCCACTTGGGTGTTGAATTTACCGTTAGGTGCAGTAGACAGGTTGTTGGAGTTAATGGTGAACATGAAGTCGGCACGAACCGGACGGCTGTATTCGTCCAATACGGTACCGTTCATGATTTTACGTTCGCACACCAGTTCTTCTTCTTTGTCGTGTTGACCGATGTTCAGGTCTACTACACGACCGATAGCACGAGATTCTTGTGCGAAAGAAGCAGTAATGTCGGCAGCTACTGCATTGAGCAAGATTTTCAATACGACATCTTGGTCAGTGAAGTCGGTTTGGTCGGCGTACAGGATAGAGCCACCGGCGTAAATCACGTCTTCATTTTCGTATTTTTCTTTGGCTTTCTCAACGAACAGCGCTTTGATTTCTTTTTCGTTGAAGATTTGGGACGGGAACATGTCCACATTAAAGCGACGGCCATTGATTTCATCCGTTTGGATGGTGGTCAATACGTCATCGGAGTTAGCAATGGCAATAGCGTATACAGCCATAGCGTTAATGTCACGGCGACGAGCCACAATCAACATTACATCCAGAGGGAGGAGACGATGGTTGTGGTGGTCCAGCGGAATCGCACCGATTTCGATTTTGGCATTGGAGATACGGGTAGAAACTACCTCATCAATGGTTTTCTCCAATTTCATCAGGCCATCGTTAATTACATCCAGGTTCATGCCGAACACAGTACCCTGGTCGGAGAACATGAATTTGGAAGCACCAGAGAAGTAGCTTTTCACTTCACCGATGTCCGGCTGGTTAGTAGTAGCTTCTTTCACTTCAGGCTGTTGCTGCGGAGCCTGAGCTTGAGTAGCTTGTTTTTTGTTTTCTTGGTTATCGATAATTGCCATTTTTAGGTTTCCTTTACTAAATTAGGCTGGTTAATATACAAGAGTCGACTTTTGTAAATAAGGAAGTGGATTCTAATTAGAAAACTCTCCCTACCATTTACACGATAATGATATAGTACTAAATTTATTTGGAATACAATCCCAGTTAGGTTTAGTAGCAATATCAAACTAGCCTACAGTATAGAGAAAACATACTGTAGTATAGACCTCCACCCTAATGAAAGGATAGAGGCTAAAATAGGGTAAAAGTAGACTGTTTCAAAAGCGAGAGATATTCTCTCCCATTAGCGTCTCTTCGGTTTAGGAAGAGACAATAGTGATTTTCATCATATATACCACCTACCACTCTATAAACTTTCTTATCCAGTGACTGAGTGCAAAAAGCATATGACTAAAATCCATCCTTTTTCTATATAATTTAGGTTACTATACAACATGTTTAACTTAATTGGTATAAAGAGTCGTTTTCAGAATCCTAGGTTATATAAACTAGGGTTTGCTAATCGACTATTGGACAGAAGATTACAAAGGGCATTGAATTGGTATCGCAATAACTATTACTACGTACAATCCAATCACGTCCTCTATAAACTCATTCAATCCTTCGGTATGCCTAAGGCATTACCGGATGAATACGTAGAAACCTACATATACAACCGAGCATTTAAGCACGGTAATGCTTTCGGTTTCACATCAGATAGGGCAATAGGAAAACTATTTTACGGTAATTTCTACGGTATCAACTCAACTGAGGTTATTGTGCAAGTAGACAATAACTGGAAGTGGGAGAATATTAAAAGCAACTGGAGTGAGATGGCTCCAGTGAGGATACTGAGACATAACCAAACTCACTTTAGTTTTAACCTCATGACCCCTAAGAATTACGTGGAGTCTCCAGGACTAAGTATTATCGAAATCGATATTAATCTATTGCACATGCAGTACCTAGCCTGGTATAGACACCACAAGAAGATTAAGATGGTTAACCCTAGCCATGAAGTACCTGATGTGGGTTACTTCTTAGGTATGGTGGTGTTGCCTAATGCTTTAGCTTCTCACTTCAATCAGGTTGTTATCAATCAGCATTGTTTAATGACTAATGAATTCATGCCTAAGACAATTGATTACGTAGGAACATCATTCTACATCAATAACAACTTTAGAGAAGCTGAAGACAATATTAAATCAGTATTTGAATCGTGTCGTAAGAACAGTTTCAATATCCAGACCTATTGCGATAACGTAATTGGTGTAGATGATGCTAGTGCTCGTGACTTTAACGACACACCACAAACCTTTCTTACTCGCAATAACAAGTGGGTATATCTACTAGCCTGTAGTCGTTTTATTAAACATTGTTTAATGACTCCCGCTAGAGAAGATAGGTTAGTGAATAAAGAATACGTGGTGAGAATGAAATACGAATTACAGCAGGTAATCAATGGTAAGGTATTCAATGACTACAAGATAGCCGAATTGAAACCCTATTACACTGAAGAGATTGAGTATTTAAAAAACATGTATTGAAAGATAGACTCTCTACTACCCACCATCGGGTAGTAGAGAGTACTGTATTATTCTTGATACTAGACTACTTAAGGAGTGCATCGAATACGTCACCGTAGGTATCCATAAAGGACCTATCTTTAATGACTTCGTGGATATTGTATCCTATAGCACCTAAGTAGCACGCGATAAACAGAATGCCGAGTATAGTGACAGCATAGTAACCAAATACACCTTCTGGTCTAAGTTCCATAATCTGTCGACAAAATGAGATAGTAGCTAAGAGCCCCTCTATACAGAGTAAAACGATTTTAGTGTTCTTTTTGAAATGGATATTGATTAATTCCAATAGACGAGCCAACATGAAGAAACCTCCTTATTATGGCGAAAGGGTAGCCCTAGCTATGAAGATAAGACTACCCTTATAGCTAGTCTTTATTCAAGACTGTCGTATCTAGACATTAGTCCAGACATGAATAGACAACTAAAGAAGACGATAACGCCTTTCAATAGATAAGAGACTGCTTTAATGAACAATACTACTACGTCCATAAAAGCAGAACTCTCTATGTCACTCAGTAGGAACAATGTCGTGTTCTGAATAATGCTAATTACTGTCATTAACCCGATAGTCACTGATATCAGTAATAAGCCTTTCAGTACCAAGATTTGTTTCTCGGTTAACATAAGAGTTACCTCCATGTTAGGTTGATAGGCAGCTAGACAGTCTAACTGACAGAAGAACCTCTCTTCTGCAGTTTAATAATATAGATGTAAAGTAAGCTATACTCCTTACTACCCAATGAAGGTAGTAAGGAGTATAGTGTTATTAGTGTTCTATCAGTAGAAATCACTAATCAGTTTAGAGTTGTTTTTGTCTAAGTAGAATAGACCTACTGCTTCAAAGGCAATGTAGTAAGGAGAACAGATATTGGCTATCAGCTCTCGTATAGCGACATGGCCTACTATCTCTTTAGGTAGGGGTTTCTCTAAAAACAATTCCATAGGTACAGATACGCTACTTACCTTATCCTTACCTCTTTGTTTTAGATTCTCACGAATAGCATTAGCTAAGTCTTGATTTTCAAAACTAGCTAACCAATCTTCAGTCGCTTTAGCTGAATTGATATCCAATTTCACATTCACCGCTGAATAAGGCGGCTCACTCACTTCACCATAGTACTTACCAAAAGTAGCATTCCAGAATAAGTAATGGACATAAGGAGATTCTCTATCGGGGGTATCCTTATACGATTCAGGGTTCTTAATCTGGGCTCGTCTAAAGTACTTAATCCCACCTTCTCTTACATTCTTGTAAATGTCTCTTTCTACATCCCCTACTTCTCTTAATAAGTCGATTACCTTAATCTTCTTATTCTCTTCATTGTAGAGATAGAAAAGTCTCTTCATGATGTCTTCAGCATGTTCAATAATTTCTTGTGGAGAGTTAGAGTTCCTTAGATGGACCCCTTTCTTATCCAAAGACATCTCTTTGTATACGTTACCTTCCTGATAATCTACCGTATAGATGTAGTGTTTAGTACGGTTAAGATTCACTAGAGTAGGCATACCGAATTCATTCTTCATGGCGATGGTAAAGATACGTTTGGTCTCTACCCCTAGGTTACCTGACATAATCGCCAGTAGATGTTTCAGTGTTAAGCTAGAGAGCATAACCATGGTAGCAAATACAGGAGTAGCTTTCTCTTTGGTTCTCTTGTTTTCACAAAACCAGTTAGTCCAGTGTTTAGTCGTAAAGATAGAGGAGTCAGTGTCTGACATCAATACAATCTTTCTTAAACTACTGGGGAATTGAGCCAACGAACCAGGTAGGTGAGAAGACCTTAAGAAGGTCTGGATGTAGTCCTTATACTTAGCGAAGACTTCGTAGATGTTGATAATAGAAGCAGCAATCTTTAGAATGGTTTCTGTACTAATGTACTGGGATTCCTTTAATCCTTTTACTTCATCCGAACAAATCTGGATGGCTACGAGCTTAATCTCCTCTAGAGACTTATTGAAAATAGCTTGTGCTTCTTCAATCGTCATGCCTTCAATGGGATTGCATTTCCTAGCTAAACCACCAATAAAGTCTCGAGTAAACGATTCATTGTAGATACGTAAAGCATTTAAGTCGTAAATGAAGGCAATAGCGGCTCTTTGCTCACGGCTACACTTACTGATAAACTCCTTAATCAGGTTTTCCTTTTCAGGCCATCGCCAATACAAACGAGTAGAGTTTAGAATGTATTCGAATAACTCCTCTATATTGGGTACGTAGAGATGATACTTATCCAGTATCTGTCTTATATTCTCTACATCGATATTGGTTGTCAATGCTACTAGGTTATTAATCGTGATATCCGCATTGTGGTAATGACGATTACCACCTAATAGCTTTTCATTATTGGCATTAGCATACCCAGAAGTCATTCGGCAATTAGAAGTCAATACTGGGTGCATAGAAGCCAGATAAATAGCAGTAGAAGCTAGAGAAGAAGCCCCAGAAATACTATTCAAGTTTCGTTTAATGTTGTTCTGTCCGTTATTAGCAAATGCCATAGCAACAAAGTTGCCTTCTTGTTTCATCTGGAACTGGCGTTTCTTTAACTTACTTCTTTCTGGTTTCTTAACGTCTACGTATTCGGATAGATAAGAGAGTTTTACCTTGTGGGGTAAGAAGGTAGTAAAGGTAGCAGCCATGATTTCTTCATTGGCAAAGGCATCCTTTAAGTAATGAACTAGTGTGGTTTCTCCTTTTACCCTATCGTCATTCTCGTCTTTGTGTACGTAAATCACCTTAGGATTACGTAAGGGAAACTTACCGTCTTTACGAATGTTTTTCAATACCCATTGACGTGCTTTGTCTAATGGGTAATTACGCATAATGGAGAGAAACTGAGCCTGCTGGTCAATGTACTGACCAATAGGGTTTAAATGTCTGGTGTATTGTTCTGGTTTTAATATAAAGACATTCTCAGTTAAGTCAAGACCTCGATATTCCATCGTATCGTGTACTCCTGTCGATTGATTAATCAGAAATACGAAATCGATTCGACTTATTGCTAAATGAAAAAGTACACCTCTCCTACTACCCTAAAAATAGCAGTAGGAGAGAATGTATTTCTTATTAGTAAGGTACTGAGTGAGTCTAGTTTACTAGACGAGCTATCAATCAGGACCTATAATCCCTCTACACTAGTGAAACCAGAGAGAGGGATTATTGCTGGGGGCTGCCGCTCGGAGGCTGAGCAGGGGGTGAACCACCTTCTTGCTGGCCTTGAGCACGTCCACCGCGACCACCACGGGCACGTCCACCTTGTTCGGTTTCGCCACCTCCTTCAGAGTGACCAGGTGCCTGAGGGGTTTCCTCTTGAGGATAGGGGAAGTCGTAGCGGGTATCACGAGCAGGCACGTAAGACGGAGCCGGAGAAGACGGGGCTTCCTGATAGCTCAGTTTATGGCCAGCCACCAAAGTTTCGTTTTTCTCGGTGTGCTTAATGGATTCATCGTTGTAAATCTGTTTCAGATTCTTAACGAAGGTATCTGCATTTTTCACATCACCTTTCAAATAGACTGGAAGTTTATTTGCCATGGTAAAATACCTTTTAATGAATGAGTTTAAATATATTTAAATTCAGAAAGAGTAGGTACTCTTCATAGTTCAATATAAAAAGTGTCGTAAACTAAGACTATTCCTCCTATTCCCCGCACAAGAGGAATAGGAGGAAATCGTCTGCACAACCAACACATAAGGAAACCATCATGAAAGTGAGAGTGATTTTGTTCACTCCTCTATAAGTATTTCGAGTCGAGACAAGTAAAGGAGGCTAAGGATGCAATCGCCACCTGGGGCGGTGTGATGGTTACCTCTACGTCTACAGAGACAATGAAGTCACGAGGACTCGAAATAAGTATAAGAGAATTACTAATACACAGAGCCCTGCCTTGGCATCACTCTCAACTACTGTGTATTATCCAGCTCCTCAATGTAACAGATGAACAAACTGGTTAGTAATTTGTAACTACTATCATAGTAGTACTGGTGATTACACCTCAGTGAGTACCATGGAGAGGTTAGTATAACCTCTAGAAGTAATGGCTTTACGCAGTACTTCCATGTCTTCGATTGAGACATTATCCAAAGTAATCACGATGCGGTTAGCTTGGGTTTCCACTAGTGTCGTTAAGTTAATCCAGTCTAGAGCAAAGATGGTTTCTACTCCAGCACTGTTGAGTAACTTAACGTAAGTCATGGTCAATGGATCGTCATTGTGGCCACTGGGTAGATGAGGCCTCATTCTCTCGTGGAATGAAATCACATCCAAACCATTGGCAATCGCATTTTGGGCATTGAGAATAGCCAAGCACTTAGCATTGATAATGCGAGTAGACAATACATCAGGGGCGTAGGTATCGAAGGAATAGACCTTACCTACTACAAAAGAATTAGACATTTAACACACTCCTGTATTGAAGAGTAAATCAATACTCCCATGGATTGACCTTGTATAGAATAATCATACCTTCCTCTAGATTAAAGTCCCCAATTCGATAGCATATTCTCGTTTTGGGTCTTAATCGATAATCTATATTAGGTAATCTCGGTAAGTACAGATTAAAAGAGCGAATCGTGACTAACAAAGAGTAAATGAGATTATAAGCAATGATGCTTAGTCTCTCTATTACCAGTTCGTCTAATTCTCGGGAGGGGAAAGCAGAATGAAAGTCAATTTCACCACCTACCTGTAAGTAACTAGTCGGATGGCTATCCAAATCGTAGAAACAGAATACTTTATTCACCTCTTGTATAAACAGGAAAAACTCAGGCTGAGTAATGTTAGGTACAAGGTAAATAATGTCTCTAAAGCTACGATAAACGAAATCACCATCTCTTACCAGAAACTTCTCAGGTAGGTTGATGTAATAGTCAATCAGGTCAGCATCAGTAGACCACATTTAAACGTGTCCGATAAAACAACATTTGTTGGTCTACGATACCGTTGAAATAGGAATCAATGGTGTAAGGACGCAATAGGTCAAAACACTCAGTGATGAGTTTGATGTTCTCAGTATAGAGTTGGCGGAAAAGAGGAGTAGATTCGTATGCAGGTAAATCTACAATAAAGCCGTCTGAGAACATGATGTAGTCGCAAGCTTCTTGAGCTAGGAGAATAGAATCTCTATCTCGACCCAATTCCAGCTTACGCATGAGAAAAGATGCTACTTCGGTAGGGGAAATGTTCTTATTGGTTAATCTAAAGATGTTGTCTGCTATCTTCAGTACTGGGTTAGGGATTGAAAGTTTAAACCCCTCAGTGGTGCCTAACATAGTTTAATTTTCCTTTTATCCACGGTTTAAAGTGTTGTGCTATAGATTAACGTAGTTCAGTAAAGCCATAGGAAACACAGCTTGTTCTTCGACGACATTAATAAATAGCTTGGTTTTATCCGATACCGATATTCCGGACAGTACATCCTCAAGCAGAATAATCATTCTGTCGACGATGTTGTCTGTCACTTCTAAGTTATTGGCAATCCCTAAATCCAATAGCTTTTCAGAGAACAAAACATAGCCGTCCGAGTCACCGGTACAGATAGAATCAAATAGTTTTGGTAGGTATTCTAGAAAAAAGTCATGTACACCGTCTAATTCAAGATTCAAGAAGTCTACCATCTCCACCTGGTTATTCCTCATTTCTTGACTAAAAAAACAGTATACATCAGTAAGGTTAAAGTACGCTAAGGGCAATACCTGTCCCTTAGCGTACTGTTGATTGATTTCTTGATAGTATTCCATCACGATTGGTATTTAGAACTAAGCACCTTCAACAGTCTGTATCCTACCTCCTCTGCTGAATCGGAATACACACCAAAGTCATGATTGAAAGCAATGGTGATTTTCTCATCAGCAAACAAGGAGAATTGCTCATTAAAGTACTTCCCGTTGGCTTCTTTTTCTCGATGATTAAGTTCGATTTCCTTCAGCTGCTCCCACTCGTTTATCCGGTAGTCACCTAAGTCACCAATCAATAAGCTAGAGCCATCGTAATAAACGGTGAATTGATGATAGTTTAGGTTCTCTTTACCTTTAAACAAAGTCTTTACGTAATCCTGTACTCGGATATAGATTTCATTTAAGGTAATACTAAACGGAATAACGGTCATGATTTCATTGATAGACAAGCTGCCTTTTATCTCACCTAAGGTGGCTTTTAAGATAGCTTCTAAATCAGGATAGTGCTGAGTGAGTAGGTAATAAATCGTATCGTCCTTACTCATTACTCCGTAGTTACTCGGTAGCTCTCTATTTAAACAGATGTAAGCAAAGTTAATAAAGATATCCAAAGCAACTGGAGAGCAGATGGTTTCGAACAATACTTTGTTTCTATAGAAGCTAGGTCTGTAGAGTACTTCACCTGCTTCGCTATAGACAGTATTAGAAACGAATTGATTGAAGATGTCATCCTGATAAACGGCTTCACGTCTACCGTGCTCTTCACCTAAGATGTATTTACGTCCAGGTACGACTAATTGCTTATAAGTCTCCCTATCGTAAAATCCTAATCCCTTACCCAGGAATTGCTTTTCGTGGTTTGGTAAGGTGTGGCTAATGAGGTCTTCAATCTCCTCTAGAATGATTTTGGTCCTTAGTATATAAACATCATTAATGGCGGTCATGGTGAATCGATTCCTTAATGGATAAATGTAATCGTGAGAAACAGCGGGTCCAAATGTATGCTTACTGGAATACTGATTCCGTCTTTATTGATGTTTTTAGTCTCAATAAAGGGAAATGGAGTAGGCTCTAGTTTGTAAGCATGGTTCAATAATTCGAATGTCTTGGGGAACAATTGACTCAATCCATTTTCATGGATGGCTTTATCCAGTACTTCCTCCGAGGCTTTATTCGGATACCAAGGAGGGAAATCGTATTCACTGAGCATCGCATGTCTTAAATAAGACCAAACCGGTGCAATATTGATAAACTTATTGTAAACGACATCTAATCCTTTAGACTTCAGCCACTGGTAGATTACATGGTTTAATACCAATAACCAGTTCTCCAATCCGACTTCGAGTTCTAATTCCAGATACTCTTGGCTGAATACCTTATCAATCCCATCGTTATACAGCCAGTTAACGGAGGATAAGGTATAAGGGTGATTGTAAATCGCTTCCGAATAAGTCGTCCTGTCTTTTAAGGTATCTATCCTATCGAAGATATTCCTGATTTCAGCAGCAATATCCAACCGATAGTAAATGTTTCCATTCATTTGTACTCCAATCCATATACACTCAACATACGTTTTAAACCCAGGTAGTGAACCTACCTAGATTCCGTATTCTTTCATAAAAAACACGACTTTGTAGAAAGATTCACCTACTGACGGCTATAGAAACCGTCAGTAGGCTATCTAGATTGCTTCTATATTGCGATGAAATAAAAAGTAAGGGGATTATATACCCTTACCCTTATAAACGCTCTATACGACGCTCTACGCTCGATTCTTAGAGAACCAAACCATTGCTATCCGCATCAGACGTATTGATTACGTTGTTGACACGGGCTCGGGCTTTCTTCTCGTAACTAGAAACCACTTCATTGAGGTTGTTAATCACCTGGAAGAAGTAGTTATCAGTCAGTACGAAGTAAAGAGAAGAGCGTTTCTCTTCCGGTACATTGGAAGCGTAAATCACCTGACCATCAACACGGAAGTCACAGGGGATAGGCTGACGGGACAAACCGTCACCAGAATCAATAGAGATTAAGGAGACGATGTTGTAATTGTCACCCAGTGATTTCTCCAGTGTCTTATCCAAAGAACTCTTGTCTTGGTTCTGGATAGCAAAGTTAGAAATCAGAGTCAAACCAGGCTCAGTATTGGTCACTTTGTGGTATTGGAAGAAGTGACGCAAGTCTGATGAGTCTACACCGTGGATATTACCACTGAAGAGCAAGCGATAATCAGTAAT